GTTGGACTTCAGCGGCTTGCTCGGCTCGAGATCGTGGCTGCCGATCCAGGCGATTCCGCCAAGCAGCATGATCGTCAGCGCGGGGATCGCCCAGACGACCAGCTCGATCGCGCCGGAATATTCCCAGTCCGGCCGATAGGTCGCTTTCGTATTGCCGCGGCGGAACCACCAGGCGAAGGCGACCGTCGCGATCATCGTCGGGATGATGATGGCGAGCATGATCGCCGTCGAGTTGATGAGGATCTGCTTCTCGGCCGCGGCGACGGGCCCGACCGGATCGAGGATGCCGCGGTTGCATCCTGAGGTGAGCAAGAGCAGGCCGGCTGATCCCGTGACGCGCTTCAGCGCCTTCGAGCAGAAGCGGGTGTTCGCCGCATCTCCATTGCACCCGAGTGAGTTCACGAGCCCCGCTTCAAATCCCCGGTCCAAAGCTCAGTGGCAGGAGTCGGTTCCCATTAACTCTGCGCCCCTACTGCCGCAATGAGCAACTACCTGGGCTACTTTCCCCGGACTTCCCCTCATGCGTTCGCCGATAAGTGACCTGCAACCGCTCAGGGTCGCCCGCGAAAACGAACCAATTAGGAAAAATAATTGTTGACAGCGTCACGCTGATTCGGTACACGGTAGGCACAGTGAAGAATTGCGAGTCGGGCCGCTCCGTCAAGGAGTTCGGCCCGATTTTCGTTTGGAGAGTCGATTGGCGCGGAAGCCGAAGCTGACGCTGGTCGCGGCGAAGAAGCCCCAGCTCAAGAAGCGGGCCAAGCGCGATTGGTCCAAGGCGAAAGCGACCAAGTTCCTGAAAGTGCTCGGCGAGACCTGCAACGTCAGCGAGGCGTGCCGCCGGAGCGGCGTGCCGATGACCGTCGCCTACCGCCGCCGCAAGATGGACGCGCAGTTTCGCGCCGACTGGAACGGGACGCTCGCCGGAGCCTATTCGCGGCTCGAGCTGGTGCTGCTCGACCGCGCCTTCAACGGCACCGAGAAAGTGATCACGAGGCGCGACGGCAGCGTCGAGCGGATGCTCGAATATTCGAACCAGCTCGGTTTGCAGCTGCTCAAGATGCACCGCGAGACGGTGATCGAGGCAGACAGCGAGCTGCCGGCCGAAGACGTCGACCAAATTCGCGAGCGGCTGGTCCGCAAGCTCCAGCGACTGAAGAGACGGAATGAAGAGCAGGAAGCGGAAAGAGCCCGACTACGGCGTGATGCGCCGCGAGATGGCGATGATGGCGGCGGCGACGGAGGAACAGCAGCGCAAGATAATTGAGACCGCGACACCCGAGCGACTGCTCTGCTGGGATGCCGATTTCGAGCATTGGGCGCACGAGAACCAGATTCCGCCCACGGGTGAAGGATGGCGGGTGTGGCTGATGATGGCCGGGCGCGGGTTCGGGAAGACGCGGGCGGGGGCAGAGTGGATCTTCCGGCTGGCGAACGGCAAGCCGAAAGTGCGCGTTGCGCTAGTCGGCGCGACGATCGGCGATGCGCGCAGCATCATGGTGGAAGGGGTCAGCGGACTAATCACCGTCGCCCGGCGCTATCGGCGGCGGCTGCGCTGGGAGCCGAGCATCGGCCGGCTCAAGTGGCCGAACGGCAGCGAGGCGCAGCTGTTCTCGGGCGACAATGCCGATGGCCTCAGGGGGCCGGAGCATGATTTCGCCTGGGCGGACGAGCTTGCCAAGTGGCGGCAGGCGGAAGGGGCCTGGATGAATCTGGAGATGGGGCTGCGACGCGGTTCGCGGGCGCGTGCCTTGGTAACGACGACCCCGCGCCCGATGGGGCTGCTGGAGCGCATTCGGGAGGGTCGGTGGACCGTGACGACGACGGGCCGGACAAGCGACAATATCAACCTGGACGAGAAGTTCATCGACGTGATGAGGTCGACATACGGCGGGACGCGGATCGGCGCGCAGGAGCTCGACGGCGTGCTGCTGCAGGACGTCGAAGGAGCGCTGTGGACGCGGGCGGTGATCGAGAAGGCGCGGGCGTCGGCGCCGCCTTCATTCGACCGAATCGTCGTCGGGGTCGATCCGCCGGCCGGGGCGGGGGAAGATTCGGATGCGTGCGGGATCGTGGTCTGCGCCCGGCGCGGCGACGCGCTGTATGTGCTGGAGGATGCCAGCGAGCGGGGGCTGTCGCCCGAAGGCTGGGCGAACCGCGTCGCGGCGGCCGCGGCGCGGTGGAACACGGCGCAAGTCGTGGCCGAAGCGAACAATGGGGGCATGATGGTGCAGAGCGTGCTCAACGCCGCCGACCTCGGCCTGTTCGTGCGGCTGGTGCATGCGTCGAAGGGCAAGTGTGCCAGGGCCGAACCGATCGCGCTCAAGTTCGAGAGCGGCAAGGCGTTCCTGGCCGGCGCGTTTCCCGAGCTCGAAGCGGAGCTTGGCGGGATGGTCGCGGGCGGTGGCTATGAGGGGCCGGGGCGCTCGCCCGACCGCGCTGACGCGATGGTGTGGGCGATGACGGTGCTGGGCGAGACGCGAAGCGGGGTGCCACGGGTCAGGAGACTGTGATATCGAAATGACGAGTCCACAGGCGAGGGGGTAACGCCATGGCGACAATTGCTGCACCAAAAATTCGGAGCGAGCGGCGACCGGATGCGCTTTCGGGGACGCCGCGGGCGCACGCGATCGACCGATGGATCTACGTTTTCATGGCGGCTTGGTTCATCGCGATCGTGCTGGTCGGTTTCATCCCGGATTCGATCATGAAGGTCGGCATGATCCGGGCCGGAGCACGGGCACCGTTCCCACTTGTTCTGCACATGCACGCCGTGGTGATGGGATCGTTCCTGTTGGTGCTGCTGATGCAAACCATATTGATGGCGACCGGGCGCAAAGCGCTGCATATGCAGCTCGGCGTGATCGGCATGATCCTCGCGGGCGCGCTCGTCGTGATCGGGTTCGTCCTCGCGCCAACGATGTACTACCAGGTGTGGGGCGGGGCGAACTTCGGGCCGCCAGAGGTTCGCGAGGCGCTGGCGCCGGTCGTTCTGCAGGTCGAAAATATCCTGCTGCTACAGATTGCGGCCGGGATCATGTTTGCGCTGTTCATCGCCATCGGCCTTCGTGCCAGGGCGCGTGACGGCGGGCTTCACAAGAGGATGATTTTCCTGGCGGTCGCGGTTCCGCTTGGCGCGGCATTCGCCCGAATGGGGTGGTTGCCATCGACGTTGCCGGCGAACCCGGCCTCGAACAATTTTTACGTGCTGATGGCGGTGGCGCCGATGTTCGTATGGGACGTCATCCGCAACCGGCGGGTGCATGAAGCTTATTTGATGTGGTTCCCGGTGTTCCTTGCCACTGTCATTGCCGTGCAGGTGGCCTGGGACAAGCCTTGGTGGCATGCCACGGCGAAGGCGATCATGCGGGTCTGACCGCGCAGCATTTTGAACTTCGAGGGCTCCTTTCGGGAGCCCTTTTTCTTAGGAGCGAGCGATGGGTTGGTGGTTCGGGCGCAAGAGCGCGCCGGCGGACGCGAGGCCGTTTGTGCCCGCGTGGCTGCAGTCAGATGCGGCCGAGGAGGGGTTCGCTCGCTCCTATTCCGCGCAATTCGAGGAGGTCTATCGGAAGAACCCGGTCGGCCAGCGCGCGGTGCGGCTGGTCGCCGGGATGCTCGGCGGGCTGACGATCGATGGAGATGAACGCGCAGTCGCCTTGGTCACGGAGGGCGCGCTGCTCGAGGGCGTCGCGGCCAATTTGCTGCTGCACGGCAATGCCTATGTGCAGCTGATCGCCGACGACCGCGACGCGCCGGCCGAGCTGGTGTCGCTGCGGCCCGAGCGGGTGAGCGTGATCAGCGACGAGCGCGGCTGGCCGGTCGCCTATCTGTACCGCGCCGCGGGCCAGGCGGTGCGCATCAACCGGCTCGAGGGGCTCGAGCGAATGCAGCTGGCGCACATCAAGGCGCTGCACCCGCGCGACGACCATTACGGGATGGGCTGCATCGAAGCGGCGATCGCCGCGGCGAGCGTGCACAACCGCGCCAGCCGCTGGAACAAGGCGCTCCTCGACAATGCGGCGCGGCCATCGGGCGCGCTGAGCTACGAGCCGGCCGACGGCAGCCTGCTGTCGGCCGAGCAGTTCAAGCGGCTGAAGGACGAGCTGACGAGCGAATTTTCGGGGAGCGGGAATGCCGGGCGGCCGCTGCTGCTCGAAGGCGGTCTGAAGTGGCAGGCACTGAGCCTGACGCCCGCGGACATGGACTTCGTCGCGCTCAAGGAAGGCGCGGCGCGCGACATCGCGCTGGCGTTCGGCGTGCCGCCGGTGCTGGTCGGGCTGCCGGGGGACGCGACCTACGCCAATGCGCGCGAAGCGGGGCGGGCACTGTACCGGCAGACGATCCTGCCGATGGCGGCGCGGATCCTGGAAGAGCTGGGCAAGATGCTGAGCGACTGGCTGGGGCCGGTGAGCTTGAGCGTCGACACCGACCAGCTGAGCGAGCTCGCCGAGGACCGCGCGAAATTGTGGGAAGCGGTGGGTGCGGCGAGCTTTCTGAGCGACGCGGAGAAGCGCGACATGCTTGGTTTCCAGCCGGCAAAGGTGCTTAAATGACAAATGTTGCGCTAAGCGCGGAAGCGCTGTTGGCGAGCCTGATGGCGCAGGCCGAGGGGCGTGGCGTCGACCTAGTGACGCTGCGCGCGCTGGTCGAGGAGTCGAGCCAGGCGGGAGCGCGGCGGGCGCTCGCCTCGCTTGGCCTGGATGACGAACGAGCGCGGCGCGACATAAACGAATTGCGCGAGCTTCTGTCGGCGTGGCGCGACGCCAAGCGCAGCGCCTGGCGCGCGGTGGTGACGTGGGTCGTGCGGCTGATGCTGGCGATGCTGCTGATCGGGATCGCGGTCAGGCTGCGGCTGACGGACCTTGTGGTGAGCGGGTGAAAGGCCCCTCCACCGCCTTCGGCGGTCCCCCTCCCCGAGAAATCTCGGGGAGGATGAGATTTGCGGGGTACGCGGCGGTGTTCGACCGGCCGGATAAGGGCGGGGACATCATCCGCAAGGGCGCGTTCCTGCGGGCGCTGCAGCGGGCGGCGGACGTGCCGCTGTTGTGGCAGCACAAGGCCGGCGCGGTGATCGGACGGATCGAACATCTGGCCGAGGACGAACGCGGGCTGCGCGTGATTGCGGCGGTTGGCGACGCGCGCGCGGCGCGGCTGCTGGAAAGCCGGAAGGTGGATGGATTGAGCTTCGGCTACCGCGTGCGCGAGGCGAAGAGCGCGGGGCTGCATCGCGAGTTGATCGAGCTGGACCTGGTCGAAGTCAGCCTGGTCGCCAGCCCGATGCAGCCGAAGGCTCGGGTGCATGCGGTTGAGGAAAGTTAAAGAATTGGCGCTAGCAACAAGGGGATGCGAAGTTCAGCTCTTCTCGTTGCTTTGTGCGTCTCCGCTTGCTCGCCAAGCAAAGCAGACGATGCTCCGAAAAACCAGCCCGCTGTGGAGGAGATAGCCGATTGGCGCGAGGACGAAGTCATCGCCATCTTAACAACCTCCGATCGCAACGGCTCAGACAGTTTGGATAGTGGCGAGCTGAGGACGGTGTGCATAACGGAGGAGATGCTGCGCGAGGCCAATGCCAGCGAGGCGGATATCAAGCAGTTCAGGAAGGACCAAGCGGCCGCCAATAATGAAGCCAGCTGCGATTGAGTTGAACGCCAAGAGATAGCCGGATCCCGGATCAAGTCCGGGATGACGAGAGAATTGAGAGGGTCGCGAGGAATCGCGGCCCTTTTTTTGTTGCGCGCGGAGGTGCGGGAAATGCCCCACCCCGCTCGCTGAAGCGAGCTGCCCCTCCCGTGGGTTCCCATCGAAGTAGTACTTCGATGGGGCCCGTTCGAAGGAGAGGGGAGGAAGAGGAGAATGACGGTTATGGTGGAAGTGAAGGCCGACGCGCTCGAGCAGTCGTTCGATGCGTTCGAGGACGAGGACGACGGCGTCGCCGCGCTCAAGGCGGAGCTCGAGACGCTGAAGGCGAAGATCGCTGCCGGCGTGATCCAGGCGCAGCGCCCGGCACTCGATGGCGTCAAGTCGATCGAAGCCGCGAGCTTCGTCGACCAGTACATCCGCCGCGGAATCGAGGCGGGGCTGGAGACCAAGGCAGTCGGCAGCTCGACCGACGCGATCGGCGGCTACGCAGTCCCGGAAGAGATCGACCGGGTGATCGACGAGACCCTGGTGGCGATCTCGCCGATCCGGTCGATCGCCAATGTCGTCAAGGTCGGCAGCGCCGGCTACCGCAAGCTGATCACCACCGGCGGCACGCCTTCGGGCTGGGTCGGCTTCGAAGCGGCGCGGCCCGAGACGAATACGCCGGGCTTCACCGAAATCGTGCCGGCGAGCGGCGAGCTTTATGCCAATCCGGCCGCCTCGCAGCAGATGCTCGACGATGCGATGTTCGACGTCGAGAAATGGCTGGCGCACGAAATCGCGACCGAGTTCGCGCGCGCCGAAGGCAAGGCGTTCGTCAGCGGTACGGGCACCAACCAACCACTGGGCTTCCTGAGCTCGCCCAACGCAGCGACGGTCGACAGCGCGCGGCCGATGGGGACGCTGCAGTTCCTCGGCACCGGTGCGCCGGGCGCATTTCCGGCGAGCAACCCGGCCGACAAGCTGATCGACCTCGTCCAGACCTTGCGCTCACCCTATCGACAGGGCGCGGTGTTCGTGATGAACTCGGCGACGGCTGCGGCGGTGCGCAAGTTCAAGACAGCGGACGGCGCGTTCATGTTCCAGCCGAGCCTGGCCGCCGGCCAGCCGGCGACCCTGCTCGGCTATCCGCTGATTGAGGCGGAAGACATGCCCGACATCGCGGCGAACAGCCTGTCGATCGCGTTCGGCAACTTCAAGGCGGGCTATGTGATTGCCGAGCGCAATGCGACGACGATCCTGCGCGATCCCTACACGCACAAGCCCTACGTCCACTTCTACGCAACCAAGCGGATCGGCGGCCAGGTGGTGAACTCGGAAAGCATCAAGCTGCTGAAGTTCGCCTGAGCCGCCTGGGGGTCGAGGACCCCTGACTCGACCCCCAAACACCCCTCAATTCTCACCAAGGAGCCGCGATGGCGGACCCCTTTCAGCCGAAGTTCGTCGACCTCGTGCGCAACACGACGATGACTGCGGGCACCGGCAATTTCACGCTCGGCGCGGCCGTCATGGGCCACACCAGCTTCACGGCAGCGTGCGCGGCCGGCGACAGCTTTTATTATTCGACGATCGCGGTGGACAAGCCGACCGAGCGCGAAGTCGGCCGCGGCACCTTGTTGGCGGACGGGACGATCAGCCGCGATCCGATCGGCGGCGTCAGGACCAACTTCAGCCCCGGCGCGAAGACGATCGCGCTGATCGCGGCGGCCGAATGGTATTCCCAGATTCAGGCGGGCCCGAGCGCCGCAACCCGGGCAGCGCTGGCCGCTGCGCCGCGGGCGCAAAGCGCGATGTCGCTGTGCGAACCCGGGCGCGAAGGACTCTTCGTGTGGAAAGCAGGCAACCAGTCGCAGCTGGTTGCGGCCGACACCGCACAGGGCGTCGTGGTTGCTCCGGCAAGCGATCCCAGCGGCGCGTCGGGCGCCTGGTTCCGCAAATATTCGGGACCGCTCAGCGTCAAATGGTTCGGTGCGGCGGGTGACGGCGCGAGCGACGACAGCGCGGCGTTTGTGGGCGCAATCGGCTGGCTGAAGGCGACGGCGACCAACGGCGTCGGATCCTACAAGGCGTCATCGCGGCTGTTCGTGCCCGCCGGCCATTATTACCTCGGCACAACCACGCTAGAGATCACGCATAC